TTACTGATGAGTTCATGGAAGCGGTTACTAGTGGTAACACGTTCGACCTACGTGACCCCAAGGACGGTTCTGTCAAAGAATCTGTCAATGCACGTAAGTTATGGGAACGTATCCTAGAGACACGATTCCGTACTGGTGAACCGTACATGAACTTCATTGACACCGCAAACGCATCGTTACCACAACCACTAAAAGATAAAGGATTGAAAATACATGGCTCTAATCTATGCAACGAGATTCATTTACCCACAGATGCACAACGCACTGCCGTTTGTTGTCTGTCTTCTCTAAATCTGGAATACTACGATGACTGGAAAGATACCAGTATTGTTCGTGACATTATCCGTATGTTGGATAACGTCTTGCAGTACTTCATTGACAATGCACCCGACACAATCGAACGTGCGAGGTTTAGTGCCTCCCGTGAACGTAGTATCGGACTTGGTGCAATGGGATTCCACTCCCTATTACAGAAACATGGAGTGGCATGGGAATCAGAAGCAGCACGAGACATCAACAAAGTTGTGTTCCGTCATATTCAAGACGAAGCTATCAAAGAAACTAAACTACTCGCAACCGAACGTGGAGAGTATCCAGACGGAGAAGGGAGTGGTAGACGCAATTCTCACCTTCTTGCAATCGCTCCAAATGCTTCAAGTGGTGTTATCCTGTCAACCTCTCCCTCTATAGAACCACTGAAGGCGAATGCGTACACCCACAGAACACGTGCGGGTTCATTCCTTGTAAAGAATAAATACCTTGACCAGTTACTTACCGATAAGGGTCAGAACAACGAGTCCAACTGGACATCAATTATCACTAACAAAGGTTCGGTACAACATCTACCATTCTTCACAGAAGGTGAGAAGGCAATCTTTAGGACTGCCGCAGAGTTGGACATGAACTGGGTTGTTACCCATGCGGCAGAGAGACAACCGTTTATCTGTCAGGGTCAATCAGTTAACTTGTTCTTCCCGTCTGGTGCGGACAAGGCATATGTAAATAAGGTACACATCAAAGCGTGGAAGGAAGGACTGAAAGGATTGTACTATCTACGCACAGAAGCAAAACAACGTGCAGAGAATGTATCTGAAAAGGTAGAACGTGTGGCACTTGCTGGTGATATGCGTAGTATAGTATACTCCAAGAAAGACTGTCCTTTCTGTTCGATGGCAATGGAAGAACTGAAGTTGAGAGGAATTCCTTACGATAAGATTGACCTCAAAGAAATTGGTAAGACTGCCAAAGAAGTAACAGGACGAGATGTTAAGACCGTCCCCCAAATTTACATTGAAGGTGAGTATGTAGGTGGGTATGAAAACTTAATGATATATTTAAACAAACCAACAAAAACAGACGCAGACGATGAATGTCGTGCGTGTGAGGGATAACCAATGGCATTATTAGAATTTAGCAAAACATACAAACCTTTCCTCTACCCATGGGCGGTGGAACTAACAAAGAAACACGAAGAGATTCACTGGACAGAGGATGAAGCTGATTTATCCGAAGACATTCAAGACTGGAAACTTAAACTTTCTACGCAGGAAAAGGAATTCATTACGCAAGTATTACGTCTGTTTACGCAGTCTGACGTACAGGTTGGTGAGAACTACCACGAGTTAATGATTCCCAAGTTTAAGAACAACGAGATACGCAATATGTTATCTTCGTTCGCAAACCGTGAAGGTGTACACCAACGTGCATATGCCTTACTGAATGATACCCTTGGTCTGCCAGACGAAGAACACTCTGCCTTTATGGAATACAAGGAGATGGCAGATAAGATTGACTTCATGAAAGAGGGTGACATCAATACCCAAACAGGACTGGCACTAGTACTCGCACAGTCTGTATTCAACGAAGGTATGTCTCTGTTCGCATCATTTGTTATGTTGTTAAACTTCCAACGTTTCGGTAAGATGAAAGGTATGGGTACTATTGTTGAGTGGTCTATACGTGACGAGACAATGCACGTACAGGGTAACGCAAAGTTGTACCGTGAGTTCTGTGAAGAACATCCACGTATCGTTAACGATGAGTTGAAGTCTAAGATTTACGAGATGGCAAAGAATGCTGTTAAGTTAGAAGAACGATTCATTCACCTTGCTTACCAGTCTGGTGAGATGGAAGGTCTATCAGAGAGTGATGTTAAACAATACATTCGTCACATTGCAGACCGTAGACTGTTGCAACTGGGTATGAAACCTAAGTTCGGTGTAAAGGACAATCCACTACCGTGGTTGGACTGGGTACTGAATGGTGCGTCACACGACAACTTCTTTGAGAAGAGAGTCACCGAGTATTCGGTAAATGGTATGGAAGGTGATTGGGGCTGGGACGCTGTTGTTCCTGAAACTGATGTCGCCAGTTACGTATGATTGACATGGAACCCGAAACATACGAATTGGAATGTTGTGTGTGTGAAACGCAGACAGAGGTACTTGTGGTGAATAGTGAAGAGGAACCATCGTACTGTCCTATGTGTGGGGTAACGATATAGGAAACACATATATACCCTTATGTGGATATATGAAGATAAAGAGTTTGAACCAGAAGACGAGTTCTTGGAGGAATACCAAGGATTCGTTTACTGCTTGACTGAGTTAAGCACTGGTAAAAAGTATATTGGTAAGAAGTTCTTCTGGAAACCCAAGATACTCCCTGTTACTAAAACAAGAAAAAGACGTAAACGAACACGAGTCCAATCGGACTGGCGTAAGTACTATGGTTCATCGGAAAGGGTAAAAACCCTTGTTGAAGGGGGCCAGGACTTCAGGAGAGAAGTTCTCAGACTATGCCGCACCAAAGGTGACTGTTCGTACTATGAAGCTAAACTACAGTTCCAATATGATGTTCTATTGAGTGACGAATATTATAATGAATTTATAGGTTGTAAAATCCATGCAAAACATATTAAATCGTGATATAATTGGTGGGTCTCTAGGCATCATCTATGATGACCATGGTAGGGAAGAGATAGACCTAGCGATAGACCGAGTAAAGAGTCTGTTGAGTAATGTTGGTGTCAATAAGGGCGACCTAGTCACAATCGCTATTATCGTAGTTGACATTAATCATATCGCTTCTATCTTTGCGTGTGCTGAGTTAGGACTGAGAATCTTTATCTTAGATAGTCCTGCGACCAAAGAATCACTACCTTTCACCAAGCTTGCCTTGCATGGGCCCTCTGACTACTACATCTACAGTACCCAAGAAGACACTACACACATATACAACGGTCTCCATGATGAGATGTTGGGACGTTATGGTGGTCTTGGTATTGACGTGATGGGAGACGCAATTTATTCTTCAAACTTCCATAAGGTGGAAGTATTGCCCTCAGACCCATTCTTAGTGAGTTCCACTTCAGGAACAACTGGCGCATCTAGACCAATCACGTTTTCACACCAAGAAGTCTATGATATATCCAAACGTAACATTGACGTGTTTTGGTTCGGTGAGGACGCAAAGGTTATTCACTCCAGAAATTTGCATCACGCATCCGCAATGTTGACTCATCTATTACCAGCTTTGATGAATGCATACTCACACAGTTCATTTGCGATTGGTCACGACCTGAGTCATGATGAAGATGTTGATTTGATGCGAGGTCTGAAAGACTTGCAATGGGTTCCACCATCTAATATAATGATACCCAACAAAGAAGAACTCTATAATTTCCTAGAGACCTTTGCGGGGCCATTCAAGAGAACGGTCAACATCAATATGTGTGGATTTGTACTGGACGAGGAGTTTGTTGACCTTGCGAGAGAATACAATGTTTGTTTTCAGTCACATTACGGTAGTATTGATACCGCTATCCCATTATTTATAAACCGCATTGGTGCGGACAGTACAATCGTACCCAATTCTTTGGGAGTACTATGTGACGACTTTTACACAATATCCCTTGAGGATGGACGTATGAAGGTGGAATGCCCTCTGTGGGACGAACCAAGGTATATGGACGATGAACTGGAACTAGTTGATGGTCAATACGTTATACTTAGTAAGAGAGAGAATGTCCTAGACATACCAGATGATTTTGATATGTCTCCATTCTTTCAAGATACTAAAATCAATTACGAACAATTAAGGGGACATTTAAATGTTATTACTAAACGGGTGTAGTTTCGTATGGGGTGACGAACTCGAAGGTTTCGATACCAACCCAACAACACATTGGCCTCATACATTTGGCCACCAACTTGCGGAGAAACTAGACATTGATTATGATAACATTGCTGCGTGTGGTAACTGCAATCAAAAAATATTTCGAGACACGATAGACTACTTGACTACAAAAGACGTACCGTCACACATGGTGATATTGTGGTCAGACCCCATTCGAAAAGAAACGTTACTTGAAGTCACTGAAGAAGACGAAAAAAGTATGCTCAAGGTTCCTCGTTCTATATCTATGACACAGTGGCACGAAAATCGATTCCAAGACCTTGAACTCTCTATGTCACCACGTATTGTTCAAGAATTTTCTAACCACCATATATTCAATGAGGTCAAGACCTTTAAACGTGATAGAAGAACGGTTGACGTATACCTATCTACTTTTTGTACAGGGATGACCCATCAATTATCACTGATGTTGGCGATGCAGACTTTATGTGACAGTATGAATATTAAGTTGGTGCAGGGTATATTCCATAGGAATGCTCGAATTGAACTGGCCAAATACCTAACAAGGATTGAGAGACAGAAGGAAACTAGTCAACAGGTAAAGGATTGGAGACTCTGGGTCTTTAGTGTACTAGAAAAACTTCGACCTGAGTGTCAGGTTGGATTGAGTGAGGGTGATGATAAAACCCTAAGAGACTTTCAGGAACCGAGACCACTTAAAAAACAAGGTCATCCAGACGAACAAGCGCACAAAGCATTCACTGAGTATATTGTGGAGTTATTCCCGTGATTATAGACCGCAACATAATCAATAAAGACCTGTTTATTAATGACATGAATCAGGAAGAGTTCTTTATATTGATAAACAGATTTAAACATATGTTATTACAGAGTGGGGTGCGGAAAGGAGAGGTCACCACAATTGTTATCCCCAAAGCAGGGCCACTTCAATTTGCATCTATGTTTGCGTGTTTGGAATTGGGATTACCTCTATGGCAGAATTCTGAAGCACTTTGGGACATGGATGATAAGACGATTGAGTTTATCGACAACATGAGTCCCGAAGACAAATCAAAACTACCCGTCAATAGAATCGCATTCTTTACTGAAAGTAGTATAGAGTTTCACAAAAAATTCTTCAATAACTGGGACTTGTACTGGAATAAACTAATAATATCGTGTCGCAATTATTTGCGTGTTCAAGACCTACCCAACGAGTACGATGACATACACCCTTGGTCAGTAGATGAAACTGACACAGCTTTTATTCAAAGTCAAAACTTCTGGAAACAAGAAGTTAACCCCTTCACTTACATATCTCACAAAGAGTCTATCGAACACTCACTACCATTTGTTGAAACTCACCGAAACAAACGTGTAGGTATTACAATGTCCTACCACCACTACAATGCGTGGGAGAGGAACATACTACCATCCTTTATGTCATCCAAAGTCATCATACCTTTGGCAATCATCTCACCCGACTTATACGGTCATCGTATAGCAACTCAGTTCTTCACGAAGAGAGATATATCTAAGTTATTGGATGTTGATATTATGTACTCTGCCGAATCTGATGCTATGGAGATGGCCTTTAAGACCATGTCTAAGTTAGAAAAGGACTTCTCTACTCCACTGACAGTGATTCTCCATGACAATCAAGACGTTATCTCTACTAAATTAAATGTAAATTATTTGAAATAATGCTTGACAAAGGGTGCTGTTGTTGTTATAATAAGTACTTAGTTAATCGAGTTGAGAGAGAAATATGATTGAAGTTGGTGATGTTGTTTATTGTAACTGGGGTGCGATGCATCCTACCGAAGAACTTGCTGTTACCAAGATAGAAGGTGACCGTATGTGGTGCGAAGGTGGTTTTACCATGTTGCTTCAAGACCTACGTACTATGGACGAGAACTATAGAAGTCCTATCGGTGTCTATTTATTATAAAATAATGCTTGACAAACGTTGCTGTTGTTGTTATAATAAGTATATAAAATGAGAAAAGGGAAAGAAAATGTTTAAAGAACTTCAAGAATTTGGTGACTATGTCAATAGTTTTTACGGTCAAGGTGGTATCTATGCCAAGTCTGACTATGCAACCGTCCAACAAATCGAGACTGCAATTATGACTTATATGTCAAGGTTGACTGATTTAGTCACTTGGGGTGGCGGTGACAGTCTTGATAGAGAAAGAGTTTCTGTCATTCTGACTGATGAATTAAATGTTAATCTTTACTAAAAAAGTGTTGCCAAACGCTGCCCTTGTTGTTATAATAAGTACTTAGTTAATCGAGTTGAGAGAGAAATATATCATGGCCTACGTATCACAAGAAGAGAAAAAAGAACTTGCAGTCGAAATCAAGAAAGTCTGTAAGAAATACGGATACAAAGTATCCTTAGCAATCCGTCATCATAGCACTCTTGTTGCTAAAGTGAAGGGTGCAGAAGACCTGATGAAAGGTTACTGTGACGTTCAGATGACTCCAAATAAAGTACTAAAGAGAGAGTTGAACGGTTACAACAACTTCTCTGTTGAAAGAATCCTTGAAGAGTCTGCAAAGTGGGGACATGATGTTAACACTTACTGGCATTGTGAGAACTACTGTGAGAAAGGTGTTGCGTTCTTGACCGAGTTAAAGTCTGCAATGGAAGGAAAAGACTACTTCAACGATGACGATTCAATGACCGACTACTTCCACAGAAGTCACTACACAGATATCAAACTTTACGCATGATATAGATAAAGGATACAGAATGAGTTTTAGTTACGAACAAATTAGGGAAAGGGAGAAGGGAATCGAAGCTTTAGTCGAGTCCTGTCAACAAGAACTTAATGAGTTTCCGAAGGTTGGAAACGAAGAACAGGTTGCGAGTGTGACATATTTACTTGGTGAATATGAGACAATGTTATCGGAATTTCGTCAACATTACGGTCTGTGAAGAATTTATAACGTATATATAATATTATAAGAGAGTAAAAAATAATGGAAAAAGAAGTATTTGAAATCTTCGAAGATTTCACTAAACTAACAAACAAGAAAGACAAAGTTCTTTTCTTACAGGAACAGGGTAATCTAGTACCCGCAGTAAAAGATGTCATTCGAGGTTGTTTTGATGAACGACTATCATTTGTCTTACCCGAAGGTAGTCCTCCGTACACTCCAAATAGACCAGAAAGCGTACCGTCATCTTTAAAGATGTTGCATCGACAATTCGGTAATTTCGTGGTTGGTGCGAGAGCGGGACAACTATCTAAGATGCAAATCGAAAACCAATTTATTCAGATGTTAGAAAGTATCCATGCAGAGGATGCCCTAATAGT